TGTGACCTGTCATTCTAAGGAGACCGTGATGGCCCGACCTCCGTTTAACTTGGTTTACGCCGGGAATTGCCACTATACTACCGGCGGGGGTTTATACCCGTCGGATACAGTGGTTCCCAGCCGCCAAGATTCGGAGTCTACAACGGGTGTCTCGCGGAGGAAGCCGAAGGGTTTTATCCCTGCGACTCCTTACTTTCTCCTTTACAGGTCAATCTCTTACGCCAAGGGTCAGTGCGTTAATGCCCATCCGTCCTTTCCGGACTTCGGGCAGCGATTCACTGGCGTAGTTGGCGGCGGTAGTGGTTCTGGCGGCCGATTTTGGTCACCTGATCACTTCGACGAGGTGATTACTGAGAGCGATGCAGTAGACAACAGCCTGAAGAACTCAGCGCTGATTAAGGCTAGAAATGCCCTCAAGTCTACTGATATCAACCTCGGGGTTGCTTTTGCTGAGCGGAATGCTACCGCTCGGCTCGTAGGAGATACGGCAACCAATCTGGCTAAGGCCTATCGGTTCTTGCGTCGGGGTCAGACCCGTAACGCAATGAACGCGCTTGGAATTTCTTCGGCTCGTGATGAGCCGCGGGGAGGAAATGCGCCTCAGCGATGGCTTGAGCTCCAGTATGGTTGGAAGCCTTTGTTATCCGATGTTTACGGAGCTTGTGACGCCTTAAGTAAGCGTTCAGGCAGTGACTGGAGTGTCACGGCAAAGGGTCGCGCGAAGTCCACGAAGACTGTGTCGAAAGACTACAGTAGCTTCTTCGATTACGGACGCGGGACAGCAGTGGTAGAGAATAGTGCGTTTTGTCGCATTGACGCTATACCACGTAATGAGGCTCTCATCTCATTGGCCTCTTTGGGAATCTTCAACCCGTTACTTATCGGGTGGGAGCTTGTGCCTTTTAGTTTTGTTGTCGACTGGTTTATCCCAGTTGGCAGCTATCTCGAAGGTATCGATGCCCTCCTTGGGTATGACTCATTCAGTTACTCTAACTCACTCCTCACTAAGGTGAGCTGGGAGGGTAAAGGTTTGGGTCGGAAAGACACCGGAAGCGGTTTCTATCTCGATAACTCATATTTTGAGTCCAAGAAGATCGTCCGGTTGGATCGCGAGGCTTCCGCCTCGGTACCCTTCCCTCGATTCCCGGGGTTTAAAGACCCTAGGTCCTTAGAGCACATGGCTAATGGGCTTTCGCTTTTGGCGACTGCCTTTGGTCGTAAGTAGTTTCTCAACCTCTCTTATTTCGGAGCATTTAATATGCCAGCGATTGCAGCACTCGTCATCAATGATGGCGCCGCCACTCCGGTAGCTCACACGTTTGCCCCCGTCACGACTGACGGGTCTCTTGCGAAGTGGGCTGACCGATCCCCGTCGATCCCTTCTGGTTTTCGGACTATCACTGAAGAAGTCCTCGAACCATCGGGTAATCGTACGGCATACAAGATCACGCTGGGGTTCTTCTTCCCTGTCGTGGCCACAGTCAACGGAGTTGACACTGTGGTTCGTTTCAGTTCTGCCAACGTCGTGTTCAACATGGCACCGGACAGCACTACCCAAGAACGGGATGACAATCTGACGTATGTGATTAACACACTGTCACATGCCACGATTCGTACTTCCGTGGAAAACCTCGAGCCTGTTTACTAGCTGGTCATGGACCGGCGTCGTAAAACTCCCGAGGACTGGCTGGTTTGGGTTTGGAGGTTTTCTATACTCCTCCTTTTGATCCACCAGCCTAGCCTTTGGGGCAAAGCGATTAACCTCCTGGGCTTCTAGCCCTTGGCTTGAGTTCAACACCTACCTTAAGAGGTATCTATATGACGCGTAAACGCGACATCGGTGCTGGTATCGGTTTCAGCAATGAGAGATTTCTCTCGCTACTCGCCACCGTCACAGGAATTTCTCCTGTCGGCGTTCTTGGTCGTGAAACTCCTTTAGACTTTTCTAGTTTAGAGGCTGCGCGAGGGTCCCTCTTGCTGAGGGAGGTCTTCTCAAAATACGATGACGGGAAACCGTCGCCAATAAAAGAGGAGACTACGTGGAAGCGATTCCACGAGGCCGAACGCTTGTGTCTTGAGACTAACCAGATAGTACCTAAAACCTTCAAATACGACCCTTTTTGGGTTTGTGTTAGGAGGCGTATATGGGAACTCTTGGGGACGTTCTCTTGGGATGAGTGTGCGAAATTCTTCGGTCACGGCCCGGGTGGTACAACCCGCCTACGCCGTTCCGAGAGCTATGCTGCCCATAAATATTCTGGTAAACCAGAAAGCACTTCAGGCAACGCTGCCCTAGCTTCGTGCGCTATTCGCATGAACTCGTTGTGGAAACATAACGTCCTCTCTCGAGGAGGGACCCCAGATGATCTGGTAACAGTGATTCCAGGGAACAGCGTTATTACCGTTCCTAAGAATTTTAAGACCGATAGAACCATTGCGAAAGAGCCCTGTATGAATGTTTACATTCAAAAAGGGATCGGGAGCGTGATTCGTCGGAAACTTAAGTCGGTTGGAGTTGATTTGAACGATCAGAGGAATAACCAAAATGCCGCCCGCTTGGGTAGCATAGACGGTTCCCTCGCGACCGTGGATCTTTCCATGGCTAGCGATACCGTTTCCTTTAGTCTAGTAGAGTTCCTCCTTCCTAACGATTGGTGGTGGGCACTTGAGCAGTGCCGTTCGCCAGTTGGCGTTCTTACTGATGGTACAGTAATTCGGTACCAGAAGTTCTCCTCAATGGGTAACGGCTACACCTTTGAGCTTGAATCGCTCATATTTTGGGCTATCGCCCAGCAGGTGTGCTGTACTAATATTTGGGAGAGGGATAACTCTGTGCTCGTCTACGGTGATGATCTTGTTATCCGTAGCACGAAATGTCCTGAACTGTTGCGCCGACTCTGGCAAGCGGGTTTCACCCCTAATGCCGGGAAGACGTTCTTTGAGGGACCATATAGAGAAAGCTGTGGAAAACACTACTTTCTCGGCGCGGAGATAACTCCTTTTTATGTCAGACGTCCCGTGCGGTCGTTAGATCGCTTGTTCTTAGTACACAACAACCTGAGAAGGTGGTTGCGAAGGAGCGAGTTATCGAATACGGAGGCTCTCACGAGTCTTCGCGGGCTTGCACCGGCGAAATGGCGTGAACCCCGCCTTCCTGATGGCTTCGGAGATGGCGCCTTCATTGGCGCCGTTGACGAGCTTAAGCTTCTCCCCTCTAAACGAGGGTGGGAAGGGTGGACGGTCAAAGCACTTAGTAGGTCACAAACCGAATTGTGTGATGATCTCCCTGAGGGTCAGTTAGTCGCTAGTTTATTGGCGGCTGAATCCGGCCATGTGCCAGACTTTTACCGGCGTGAGGGCCTCAATAAGCCCGAGTGTCGTAAATTAGGTTTACTGGACATGGTCGGTGGGCTGGCTGCAAAGCCAGGAGGTTACAAAGAAATCAATATCTTTGTACCACGGTATGCCCAGGTAATTCTCGACGAGGAAGACAACGGTGAAAGCCGTTTAATTCTCGAAGAGTAAACCTGTTTTTTCCGGATTTCCGGATGGGTTGAGGGTCATTAACACCTTCTAGAGAGGACAGC